GCCGGCATATAATTCTTTCGCTAACTTGACAAGTGATCCCATTGCGAGGACTGAGTATTCAATAACAGTTGCATTTGATCCAGTTGCGCCAACGCTAACTGTAATATCAGTTATGTCGCCACCAAATATATTGACATAAGCGGCTGATGTATTTTTGACTTGCAGACTTAAACTATCGTTAATGTCAAATGGCAAGGTTTGACCAGACAACGCCACAAATGTAATTTGCAAATAAGATGGATTTGGTTGCTGGTAAATGTCATCGCGACCAGCTTGATGCTGAATATCACTTATTGCAATGTCTGTGTAATCAACACCTGCAACTGTGAGTTTCCAATCAGGCGACCATGCAGTCATTATCTATCTCGTAATGCTGTCTGTGATATTGATGGTGTTGATCTTGATGCGCTTTGATTTACCACCTTAGCCACAGCTCTTGCAGCACCTTCGCCATCTATTGCATTGACTGTGATATTGACTGGATTGCCTGAGCCATAAGTAAAGTTTGATCCGCCTCTAGGAACTGATGGCAATGATGATCTACCTGTTGATGGTGCTGGGTTAGGTAATGCACCGATATTAACTCCGGGAATAATATTAACTGCTCGAATTAGTTCATTGGCAAGTGATACAACTAAGCCAATTGCTTCTCTTAAGAATGTAATAAATCCTGAAATGATGCCTGAGATACTTGCAATGGTTCTGCCAAAACTTGCAGCACCTTGCTGAGTTTCTGTCAATGCTGCATTTAGTCCTGCATCGCCTGTAAGTCCTGCAATAAATCCATTTAATGTTGGAATGCCTTTGTCGTTTAAGAAGGTAATAAATTGCTCGACAAATGGCAACAATGCAGATCCTAAACTTTCCTTAGCCTCATCAAATGCAACAGTTAATCGATCAATCTTACCTTGAAAGGTTTCTGCGTTTGTAGCAGCTGCTCCACCATAAAGTTCTGCAAGTTTGGCTTGCACCTCAGTAAATGACAATGTTGATAATTCTGCTTTAGATAAGCCAAGTCCTAATCTGCCTAAAGATGTAACATTGCCATCTTGCGCACGACCTAACGCGTTGGCTACCTGCTCTAAATCTTTACCAGATGCCTTGCTTATATCTAACGCTAATGTTAATAATTTTTGTGCTTCCTCAGTATCTTTAGTAGATACAGCCAATCTTTGTAATGCCGGTCTAAGTTGATCATCGGCAACACCTGTGGCAAGTGATGTTTGAAGGATCATGTCCTCAGTCGCCTTTATTTGAGCATCAGTAGCACCTGTGGCAGCCCGTAATGCATTGGCTAATCTAAGTTGTGCTTGCTCATCCTCTATTGCAGCCTTGACCCCATCAACGGCTAATTTAGTGCCATAAGCAACGGCAGCAGCAGCAGCAACGGCAAATGCAGCAGCAGCCTTCTTTCCAAATGCCGCTATTTTTTGACTGTTAGTTTCAACAGCATTGTCAGCTTGATCTAACTTCTTTTTTAAGTCATCAATATCCGCAAGGATCTTAAGCGATAAGGTTCTACTATCTCTTGCCATTATGACCACTTATCCAAAATGCGATTGTATGCAGCTTCCCATCGGTTAATCAATTCAGGCTGAATTCTGCGAAGCGTTGGGTAGATAAACCAGCCACGCGAACCTCTGCCTTCCCGTCCTGAATATGCAGGAAACTGTCTGAACTTATTAGATCCAAACTCAACACCACCCCATAAGGTTTGCGTGTTAGCCCCACCTGAAAATTTCTGTCGTGCGAAACCATATTTGAACTCACCGATTTTGCTTGTTTTTGAGATGCTAACTCCGTCTGCAACTCTCTGCGCAACCTTGCCTGATTTTGTTCTGCCTCTAGCTGCTGTTTTAATTTCCTCAGCTGCATAAGTCGCCAAAAGATTAGACTGAACTCTTGCCTCTTCAGTCGCTTGCGCATCCATAACTTTGAAAGCTTTAAGAATATCGCGTATGTCATTGCGATTGTAAGCAATTGTTTCACTTGCCATACCTCGCCTCCAATACTTCTATCGCTGTCAAAATGTCGTCTGCATCAACCCATTCACTCATTGGTATGTTGGTGGCTATTGCCAACTCAACCAATAATCTGCTTAGGCTTCCTGCTGCGTGGCTTTTGGGTCTGCATCACCGACTATTACATCGCTGACTGTTTCCATCCATGCATCAAATGGTTTGACTGGCTTTCCAGCAGCTTCACGCTTGTGTGCGTTGTATGCTAAAAACATAAGATCCCACATGCCAAGTTTTTCTTTTGCTTGACTTATGGTGTTGCCAGTTGTCTTTTCCCATTTAGCCCACTCAGGCGGTTGGGCAATATATGTTGCTTGCTCGCCTGAGTTATATTCAATTGTAATTGGTAACTTCATTTTTTTGCTCCCGTTTCTATTTCTTAACTAAATGTTTCGGTTACTGCTCCACCTGTGACTAGAAATTCGTATGCAACTGTTTGTGCATCCATTCCTGATCCACCAACTGTTGGGTAACTTGGCTTAATTGGGAATGAAAATGATGCGCCTGTTGCACTTACTAATGTGATTGTAATGTCTGTATCTGGTGCAGAATCGCATGCAGTCCAAAGTGCCTCACATACTGAACTCGTCTTGCCCCAATCGGCTAACATTTCTAGTGCGAATGTAGCTGATACATTTGTGGTTTTGTAAGCCTCGCCATCAAGTGTTTGATAAGTCTGTCGCTCTAAAACCTTTGTCAAAATTGCGCTGGTTGCTTGTGCTTCGATGTCTGTTCCACCTGTGAAAGACAACGAAATATCGCGACCGGTGATTACTGTGGTTGCCATTATTTCTCCTTAGACTGTGCGTGTGTAGTAGGTAGATACTCGAACATCTGCAATAAGCAAAGTCGATGCTCCGACTGTGGTAACTGTTGGTCTTTCGACCGAGCTGACAATATATCCAACTGGAATTACTGCCAGAACGCTAATGACTAACTGCTCAATGTTATCAAGTGATGCTGGATTGCTGTTATAAGCAACTGCAACTGAGATTGTAAAATTAACTTTTGCTCGTATGTTGCTTTTGTTTATTGTTTCAAATTCTAAGTATGGACTATCAGGCACAACAACAACCGCTGGAGGAATAACTGTTTCAGGCACGAATGCATAAACATTTCCTGCAACGCTAGACAAGGCAGTTGCTAAAGGCGTGCGAATTTGTTGAAGAATTGTTTCGTTAGGCATTTATTGACACATGCTTTCGGTGTCCATGTATGAGCCAAGTAATCCAACGCATTTGTTAAATAATGATCGACCCATTCTAAAAGGTGTAGCTGTAAAATCTACTCCTTCGATTTGTCCTCCGCCTGCAAGTCTGGCTTGAAAGACTTCGACTGAAACTGTATAGACGGCTGATTGAACAGCTGCGTTTCCAACATAAGTTGATGCGCCAGATAAGGCAGCAGTTCCGGATGGGATGACATTAGCTTCGAGTATATCGGCATTAGTGATCGATTGCGAAAAGGTATATTGTCCAAGATTATCTGCCAAGACTGCTCTTGTTCCGTTGTAAGGCGATCCGCATCCTGTGATGACAACTGATTGTCCTTCCGTAAATTCATGTATTCCCAGTGTCGTAAATGTAGCAACATTGTCTGACAGCGATACTTTCTCGATTGGTGCTTTAAATGTAACTAGCATTGGCAGAATAACTGTTTCTGCTGTGTCAATAATTTGGTTTAGGTAAGCATCTGAATACAAGGAAGATGACACACCAAGCACAGAGCGCAATTCGCTTGCGGTAATTATGGTTGGCATGTCATCTCCTTTAAGTCTCCCATTATTAGCTGCCTACCAGCGGGAGCACCAGTAGGCATTAAGGGCTTACTTAGTTCTTGTTGAACCAAACTGCGCCACCAGCAATTTTAACTGCTAATGCGCCGTAGCCATAGTAAGCAACAGATACCTGACCAGTTGCTGTGATGTCTGAACGAAGTTGTAAGCGTGGGCTTTCGTACCATGTGAATGCATCTGGATTTACTACGATCATTGACTGATCACCAGTTGTGTATCCATCAAGTGAGCGAGAAACATAAAGATCCAAGCCAGCAACATTTCCACGAAGGCTCTGAGCTGAAACTGCTCCGCCTGCATTTTGAGGTTGTGAAGCATTGTAGATTGGGCGACCGCTGTCGTTGTAGCCCATGATGTTGCCCCATTGTGTGCTGTTAACAATTAAGTTACGAGCAAATCCAAGTGAGCCAGAATAAACACTTGCTGCTGCTGCTGATGTGTAACCAAGCAATCCTGCTGCTGTGTTGTCTTGTGTAGCTGTTGCTAGTGCGCAAGATGATCCTAGAACTCCTGCAACATAAGCATCAGTTGTCTTTGCATAAGCATATTCCATTTGACGAACTAACTCATCAAAGAATGCTGGTGATGAACGATCAAGAAGTTCAA